GTCGGGTAACGGTAAAACGTTCTCGGTGGAGCAAGCGTGTGCTCAACTCAAGCGTGAACTGATTCGTGTCAACATCACCATTGAGACCGATGAAGATGATCTGATCGGTGGTTTCCGTCTGGTGAATGGTGAGACGGTTTGGCACAATGGTCCTGTGATCGAAGCACTTGAGCGTGGTGCAATCCTTCTGCTGGATGAGATTGACCTTGCTTCTAACAAGATTCTGTGTCTGCAATCTGTTCTGGAAGGTAAGGGTGTCTTCCTGAAAAAAATTGGTCGCTTCGTGAAACCTGCTGCTGGTTTTAACGTGTTCGCCACCGCCAACACTAAGGGGAAGGGTTCTGATGACGGTCGCTTCATCGGCACCAACGTGCTCAATGAAGCATTCCTTGAGCGTTTCCCTGTGACCTTTGAGCAAGAATATCCTAACACTAAAATTGAGTGTCGAATTCTTGAGGGAATTGCATCTTCTGTTGGCATCAATGATTCATCTTTCTGTGAGCGTCTTGCCGATTGGGCTGATATCATTCGTAAGACTTTCTACGATGGTGGTATTGAGGAAATCATCAGCACTCGTCGCTTGGTTCATGTTATTCGTGCTTATGCTATTTTTCAAGATAAAGCAAAAGCAATTCAAGTTTGTGTGAATCGTTTTGATGATGAAACCAAGCAAGCTTTCTTGGAACTTTATGATAAAGTTGATGCTGACTTCCAGATGCCCACTGGTCCTTCTGAATCGGAAGTTCGTGCTGCATTTGCATCCGACGAAGTTTTCTGATATAATTGGGGAAGGTAAAAATGTGCCTTCCCTTATGAGTGATTCAACCTTTACTATTACTATGTCTGAACAAACTAATCATCTCTGGAAATATAACGAAGATAAAATCCTTAAAGAAGTTGAGGATTATGTGACTAGCACTTACGGAAGTCACTATTGTGGGCACAATGAAGCTTACAAAGACATTCAAACGATTGATTTGATGGCTGCAAAGGATCTTGCTGTTCCATTTTGTCAATCAAATATTCTGAAATATGGAAGTCGTTATGGCGACAAAGATGGTCGCAATAAGCGTGATCTTCTTAAAGTCATTCACTATGCTATGCTTCTGCTTCACTTTGATGGGCATTATACCCGCAAAGATAATGGCCTTACTGAATTCCGTTGATTATGAAACTCTCTAACAAAACTATGAAACTGTCTGACAAAACCCTTTCTCTTCTCAAGAATTTTTCTTCTATCAACCAATCCATTCTATTCAAGAAGGGACAACAACTTCGTACCATTTCGGTGATGAAGAACATTCTTGCAGAAGCTAACATCGAAGAGGAACTGCCCAAAGACTTTGGCATTTATGATCTCAATCAGTTTCTGAATGGATTGAATCTGCATCAAAATGCTGAACTTGATTTTCAGAATGATGGATATGTTGTGATTAAAGAGGGTCGATCTCGTTCTAAGTATTTCTTTGCAGATCCTAACGTTATCGTAACTCCTCCCGAAAAGTCTATCAATCTTCCGAGTGAAGATGTGTGTTTTGTTCTTGATACCAAAGAACTTGATAAACTGTTGAAAGCAGCAGCGGTGTATCAACTTCCTGATCTGTCTGTGGTTGGTGAAGCAGGTGTTGTTAAACTTGTGGTTCGTGACAAGAAGAACGAAACTTCTAATGACTTCTCTGTTGTTGTTGGTGAGACTGATGAAGTATTTACCTTCAATTTCAAAGTAGAAAACATTAAAATTGTTCCTGGCACTTATGAAGTTGTGATTTCTTCTAAACTTTTGTCACGATTTAAGAATACTTCCTTTGATGTGACTTATTATATTGCTCTGGAACCTGATTCTACTTTTGGATGAACATCTTCGTAACTTCCCCTTGGCCTGCTGAGAGTGCCATTTGTCTCCCCGACAAACATATCGTCAAAATGCCACTAGAATGCTGCCAAATGCTTTCTATTGTGGCATCTGAAAAATGGGGTCATAACTATGGCCCTCTATACAAGACTGATAACACTCCCTACAGAACTGAAAAAGGTGCGTTTCGTAATCATCCTTGTACCAAATGGGCAATGGAAAGTATCCACAATGCCTATTGGTTAATTAAGCATGGTCTTAACTTGTGTGATGAGTATTCTGTACGCTATAATAAAACTCACTCCTGCTACAAGACTCTTGTAGATGCTTATTATATCTTTCCAAAAGGTAAGATTACAGAAGTTACACCATTCGCCCGGGCAATGCCTGACGAATATAAACTTGATACGAACATTGATACATTTACTGCTTATAAAATGTACATTGCTTCTAAACCTTGGGTTGCGAGTAACTATCTCCGTATGCCCGAACGTAAACCAGAATGGGTCTAAATTATGAGTCGTGATGAATTCCTTTGGGTCGAAAAGTATCGGCCCAAAACAATTGAAGAATGTATTCTTCCCGAAGACATTAAGAAAACGTTTACTGATTTTCTAAATAAAGGCGAAGTGCCAAACTTGCTTCTTGCTGGTCCTGCAGGATGTGGTAAGACAACGGTGGCAAAAGCACTCTGTAATGAATTGGGAGTAGATGTTTATGTCATCAATGGATCCGACGAGGGTAGATTCCTTGATACTGTCAGAAACAATGCGAAGAATTTCGCTTCGACCGTATCGCTTTCGTCAACTGCTAAACACAAAGTCATCATCATTGATGAGGCAGATAACACAACCTCAGACGTACAACTCCTCTTACGGGCTTCTATTGAGGAGTTTGCTAACAACTGCCGATTTATTTTTACCTGCAACTACAAAAACAAAATCATCGAACCCCTACACTCCAGGTGCGCTGTGGTGGAGTTTGGGATCAAAGGAAAGGAAAAAGTAGAAGTCGCTGGACAATTTTTTAAAAGACTGCAAAGCATTCTTGATGCTGAAAAAATTGAATATGATCCAAAAGTCCTTGCTGAATTGGTACAAAAACATTTCCCAGATTGGCGGCGGGTCCTTAACGAATGTCAAAGATATTCGGTTGGAGGAAAAATTGATTCTGCAATTCTTGCATCTTTCTCCGATGTTTCTGTAAATGAACTTATTAAGAATCTCAAAACTAAAAACTTTACTGAAGTCCGAAAGTGGGTGGTCGGGAACCTGGACAACGACGCTACTAGTTTACTTCGCAGGGTTTATGACGCCTGTTACGATGGCCTTTCACCCCAATCTATTCCTGCTGCCGTTCTTATTATTGCTAAGTATCAATACCAATGTGCGTTCGTGGCTGATCAAGAAATTAACCTCTTAGCAGCATTAACTGAAATTATGGTGGAGTGTGAGTTCAAATGATCATAACATTTCATGAGATTTGGTATTTTATAGAAACTACTCATGTCACTGATGATGTTGTAAAATTAATACATCCGGAAACAGGTGAAAAAATTTCTTCAGACATTTATATTATACAAACTCCTTGGGAGAAACGTTATGATATGGACGTTTTAAGAAATTTATGGGAAGAATGTTATTCCTTTATTGTACATGGAAGTTGTGTTACTCCAGCAGTAAGACAAGTTATTGAAGAAGTTGAACGCGATCATAATGTTGATGCACAATCACACATTTATATGGGTAAATATGGTAGTAGATCTTTTAGTATTCATTGTGATAACCCTGACAATTTAATCGTTCAATGTATTGGAAAATCTAAGGTTACCATTTATAATGAGTATGGTACGTGTGCAGGACCAGTTGTAGATCCAAACTCAGCAACAGTTAAGGAGCAACATATTCTTGAACCTGGTAACAGTATTTTTATTCCTTCTAGACAATTACATTTATTTGAACCTCTTAGTGATAGGTTAAGTATAAGTATTCCAATGTGTAAATGATGATTATCAGTGAAAGTGATGCAGTTTGGGCTGCGGATGAATTTATTCGATATTTTTCTCACATGGGAAATATTGAAGATTATTTGCGCTTTGTAAAAAAAGAAGTTATTACAACAACAAATACTCTTATACCTCTTCATGATGAATTCTTTAATGACGACATTCATCCTGAAGATATGGATTTTGATATTAAATTCGTTGGCAATCGATTTCAGAATGCGGTTCCTCAGGAGCATTATGTAAACCTATTGCAAGTAGTTTCTTCTCATAATAATGAATCAAATATCCCTGGCAGAGAATTGCGTTGGATGATCTTTGAAAAGAACACCAAAAAAGTTCTTGGATTTATTCGCTTTGGTTCTCCCACAATCAATTCAAAACCCAGGAATGAATGGTTGGGTAAAGCGCCTGATTTATCCATCTTCAATCGCCACGCAGCAATGGGTTTTGTAATCGTTCCATCTCAACCCTTTGGTTACAATTATCTTGGAGGTAAACTTTTAGCACTTCTATGTTGCTCTCATTTTGCCCGCGAGACGTTGAATGAGGTCTTTGAGAAAGATATTGCCCTTTTTGAAACAACATCGCTCTATGGGTCCACTACGGATGCCTCACAGTATGATGGTCTCAAACCTTATATGAGATACAAGGGATTGACTGAAAGTAAATTTCTTCCTCTTCTCCATGATGAGGTGTTTCATAAATTGCATGATAGATTTACTTTATTGAATAACAACACCCCGTTGACTGACAACAAAGCTTCATCCAAAAAAATGAAGCGTCAAACAAAAATGATATCAATCATTCGAAATTCTTTACAAGACAAAGAAAAACTTGCTGAATTTAATTCCGTTATTCACGCTGCATTTAACCTTACTCAAAAGAAGAGATTCTATATTTCTGATTATGGTTATGAGAATGTTCGTGAAGTTATTTTAGGAGAACAAAAAGAACTTCGTAGAGGTCAAAATTGGGATAAGTTTGAACTTGAAAATATTGTTGCTTGGTGGAAACGAAAAGCAACTAAAAGATATGAAAAACTAAAAGAAGAAAATAGGTTCAGAACTAAGGTCGAACTCTGGACAGATGATGATGAGATTCAAATTATCCGATGAAATGTGAAGTTACCCTGTATAAAGCAGGTACTGTTTTTAAAGAACAAGTAATCGCAAGAGATTATAAAGATGCAAAGGAAGTTGCTCTTGCAAGAAATCCTGGTGCTCAGGTTATGAGTGTTACTGCGGTATTTAAATAATGGAACTCAAAGACTGGTTGAATTCAATCAACTTTACAAAAGAAGATCTGTCGGAGGATGTTAAATCCTATCCGCCATATATTGTCAATCGATGTCTTTCTGGACATATTGATTGCATTATGTTTGCTAATGAGATGAATATGAATCATCATCTTGATAAAGATCTTCAATATTCGTTTTATCTAAATAGTCTTAGGAAAAAGAAGAGATTTTCTCCTTGGCTCCGAAAAGATAAAGTCAAAGATTTAGAATGCATTAAACAATACTATGGATATAGTAATGAAAAAGCATCTCAAGCTTTGAAAATTCTAAATAAATCACAACTGGATTTTATTAAACAACGACTTGAAACTGGCGGAAAGAAATGACTACCGAAACAATTGAACCCCAAGTAAATTGGACCCCCGATATGATGGTGGAAGTCCTTCTCAATGAACCTGATGATTTCTTGAAAGTTCGTGAGACTTTAACTCGTATTGGAGTTGCATCTAGAAAGGAGAAAAAACTCTATCAGAGTTGTCACATTCTTCATAAACAAGGACGCTACTACCTTGTTCACTTCAAAGAGCTGTTTGCTTTGGATGGCAAACATGCAAATCTGACAATTAATGATGTTCAACGTCGCAATCGTATCACAAGATTGCTTGCTGACTGGGGATTGATCACTGTAGTAAAGGCAGATTCGATTGCTGATATTGCTCCTTTGAATCAAATCAAAGTTCTTTCTTATAAAGATAAGGGTGATTGGATTCTTGAGCAAAAATATAATATTGGCAAAAAAGGCAAGGGTCAGGAAACCGAATAATTCTTTAGGGGTTTCACGACCCATTATTTTTTAAGATCTCTTATAATTAGTAGTGGATGCCGAAAGGGTCCACTACTAACTTAGACGCTTAAGGAGGTCTATTATGTTTGGCACAAATTCAATTACGCTGTCAGTTCCAGAAACTGAAAAATACTTATCAGCAATCCAGAGAAACAGCATTGGTCTGGATGAATGGTTTAGAAGATTTGATAGTGCATTCGAAAGTACTACAAATTATCCACCATATAATCTTGTTAAAGAAAGCGAGACTCAGTTCCGATTAGAACTCGCTCTTGCAGGATATAAAAAAGAAGACATTGAAGTTACAACTGAATATAATAAACTTTTGATCGAAGCCAAAAAAGTTGATGACACAGAATATGATTATGTTCATCATGGACTTGCAAAGAGAGCCTTTACTCGCACATGGACACTTTCTGATGATGTTGTAGTTGGCGATGTTTCTTTTGTTGACGGATTACTCACAATCAAACTAAATAGAGTTATTCCAGAACATCAAAAGAAAAAAGTTTATGAAATCCTTTAAAGATTTTATTCAGGTTATTCAAGAAATGAAAGGTGATTTTGGCGCTGATGTGAAAATGGGAGATCAACCAGAACATTGTTATGGCAAAAAGGTTTCTTATGCTGGATTGAAAAAAAAGGTATGTGCATTTAAAAGAAAGCGTGAATAATAAATAACTTTGAATATCGTCGGCGCAGGGAGGCAACTGGCACAAACCAGTTGACGCCTCCCCTTTTTATTGCTAAAATGGTTACAGGTGAGATAGTATTATGTCTATTAAAATTGTTTTGTTGAGATCTGGTGAGCAAGTTATTTCTGATGTTCATGAAGTATGCACTGAAGAAGATAAACCAGTAGCATATTCTTTGACAAGACCTTGCACAATTCATATGCAAAGAATTAGCTCTGATGATCTCATTACAACCAATGAACCAACTCCGTTTGACATTAGTTTGTATCCTTGGATTCCATTATCTACAAATGAAACAATTATAATTCCTCACGATTATCCTGTTGCATTTGTTGATCCTGTTGATCAATTGCAAGAAATGTATCAAACCAAAGTTCTAGACCTTTTAAAGGAGGGAAAAAATGATTAAACTTTTGTTATTAACAAATCAAGATCTATTGATCAGTCAAATTGAAGAAGTTGGTTCAGATATTGGAGAACCTGATTGTAGATTGGTAAATCCATTCTTGGTAAATGGAGATACTCTACAACCATGGATGAACGAATATACGCATCAAAATATTTTTATGATTCATTCTGACAAGATTTTAACCCTTGCAGATCCCAAACCCACTCTTCTTGAAAAGTATCAAAACCTGACTAAATGAGATTTTATACAAACGTGCAAATGATTGGGAATCAGTTCCTGGTCCGTGGTTATGAAAATGGAAAACATGTAATGTTCAAAGAAGAGTATTCTCCTACTCTCTTTGTTCCATCTAAAAAACAATCAAAGTATAAAACTCTAGAAGGAGAAAATGTAGAACCGATTCAACCTGGGTCGGTTAGAGATTGTCGTGAGTTTTACAAAAAATATGAAGACGTGGATGGGTTTAAAATCTACGGAAATGATCGATACATCGCTCAATACATTTCAGATAAGTATCAAGAAGACGAAATTAAGTTTGACATTTCTAAAATCAAACTGACAATTCTTGATATTGAGGTGGCTTCTGAGAATGGATTCCCTGATACAGAATCTGCATCAGAAGAAATTTTAACAATTACAATTCAAGATTATTCTTCCAAGGAGATTACAACTTGGGGAGTCAAACCTTTTACTGTAAAACAAAAGAATGTCAAGTACATTCATTGTGAGTCTGAAAGAAGTTTGCTGCAAAACTTTATTGACTATTGGGATGCATATCCTCCAGAAGTTATTACTGGATGGAACATTGAGTTTTATGATATTCCATATATCTGTCGCCGCTTGAATCGTGTTCTTGGTGAGAAACAAATGAAACGTTTCTCCCCTTGGGGATTGAATACTGAAAATGAAATTTTTGTAAATGGAAGAAAACAGGTTTATTATGATGTTGGTGGTATTACTCAACTTGATTATATTAACTTGTATAAGAAGTTTACATATAAAGCTCAAGAGTCCTATCGTCTAGATCATATTGCTGAGGTTGAACTTGGTAAGAAGAAACTTGATCACTCTGAATTCGATACGTTCAAAGACTTCTACACAAATGGTTGGCAAAAGTTTGTAGAATACAACATTGTTGATGTAGAACTTGTTGATCAACTCGAAGACAAGATGAAGTTGATTGAACTTGCAATCACGATGGCTTATGATGCCAAGGTAAATTTTGCTGATGTATTCTATCAAGTTCGTATGTGGGACAATATTATCTACACATATTTGAAGAAAAGAAATATTGTGATTCCTCCTAAGGAGCGTTCTGCAAAAGATGAAAAGTATGCTGGTGCTTATGTAAAAGAACCAAAACCTGGAGTATATGATTGGGTTGTTAACTTTGACCTCAACTCTCTGTATCCTCATTTGATTATGATGTATAACATTTCTCCAGAGACTCTTTTAGAGGAAAGACATCCAACAGTTACTGTTGATAAAGTCTTAAATCAAGATATCAATTTTGAACTTTATAAAGACTATTCGGTATGTGCAAATGGAGCCATGTATCGTAAAGATGTGCGTGGATTTCTTCCAGAACTGATGGAAAAGATGTATAAAGATCGTGTGATCTTTAAGAAGAAAATGATTGAGGCAAAGAAGCAATATGAAAAGACAAAGACAAAGGATTTAGAGAAAGAAATTGCTCGGTGTAACAACATCCAAATGGCAAAAAAGATTTCTCTTAACTCTGCTTATGGTGCTATTGG